ATGCTGTCTCTAGGATATCAAGGTCAAAGGAATTGAAGAGACCTTCAAGGTTACTGCTAAGGTTATCCCCTACTATATCTTCCCTAAGTATAATATTCATATTAGGTAATCTTCTTTGAGTCTGTTGGGGGTTAAGGGACATAGGTGTTAACCTGTAGCATGTATGTAAACCCGCAGCTCCTTCACTACCTTCACTAGTTATTGTACTACTACCTCCTCTATATGTACAACGCAAAGTACCTCCCCCTACTACATGAAGCAGGTTATTGAACGCGTCTGTACTGACTACACTTGCGATTGTATTACTATCACTTATAGCAGTAGGTACATTGATCTTCCGTATACCTATGAATATATCCATATCACCAACAGGCATTGTAATTGCTTGCTCCCTATAGCCCTGCTGATACCTACTATTTGATCTCAGTACTGACCGTAAACCACAACTACCTGCAATCATTAAGTCAACTTCAACACCAACAGTCTGTCTTAGCGCTGCATTCATCAATGGCAGGTAGTCCCTTATTATATCTAAGACAGTTACGCTACCTGAGTTACCGTAGGTATATCTATTGTCCACTGTTAAATAACTGAAGTGTGGTACTCTACTATGCATGGATATATTCATAATTCTTTTACCTTAAAAATCTAAAAATTGTATATCACTATGGCCCGGAGGTTCCTTAGGTTCTATCAAAACCTCAACACCAAGTGGTCTCTTTACTAACATATAGATAAGGTCAAAGGTCTCATGGAATCTAAGGTCCCCGTAACCTTGGGAACCTCTATCCACTAAGTCCTCATACTTATCTACGTATAACTCCCATACCCTCATGGGATATTCATCAGGTGGAAATTGTTTTAGGTATTGTTCAGCAGTGGTTTTTCCAAACTGCTCCTGCCTCGGATACCTTTTGTACATATGTATCTTCTCTGGGTAAGGGATAGGCAATTCAGTTACCTGTTTGTTATGACTACCTGTCCTTGACTCAGTGATGGCATGGGATATCCCCGGAATATTATCAGTCCTATCACCAGTAATTACCTGATGCCATAGGTTGTAATGCCCTTGCTCTGGGGTTATCTCAAAGACCTTGTTGTTCTTATTAGGATTGTAGTGTAAGCATGGGTATTGCAATAAGTCCTTGTCTTCGGTGACTATAACACACTCCTGACCTTGGGACTTAAAGAACTCCGCTGCTATTGTAAGTGCATCATCTGCTTCAATACCTCTAACGTTTTGGATTCCCCAGCTATCTTGGACATATTGTCTCATGGCTAAATACCACTTGGGTTTATCTTGCTTACGTTGTCCTTTGTATTTCCACGTAAATGCTCTAGCAATCCTGAAGTTTTCCTTAGACTCTGTGATGTACCCTACGTACTTATCTGAATTGGTTATTGCTAACCACTCCTTAAGATATAAGTCCATAGTCCTTTCCACAATAGCTAAGTCCTGCTCCCTCTCACAACTAATAGCGACTTGATATACTGCTATATCAACATCTAAGATAGCTACCCTAATAAATCAACCTCCCATTCTGATACAGGTAGGTTATGTTTAGGTTTGTAACTATCCCTATTAGACCCTAACATCACAGAGATATTAGGATATACATCTTTATGAGGGATCCGCCATGCCTTATTATTATCAACTACAAAGCATTCATCTATCTCTTCGAGCCTATAACAACTGGTAGACCCTGCTCTCTTGGAAGTTAAGATACCTACAGTATACTCAGTATCTTTATACCTCCGTTTAGCAGCAGTCTTTACCTGTACCTTTATTAAGCTACCATCTTTGTGTGCTATGAAATCTATTCTACCAGAGTCTACGGGAACAAATATCTCGTAGCCCTTGGAGCTGTAGTATCCCATGGCCTTAAGCTCATTGGTTATTCCTGTGTTGATATTTCCTCCTGAAGTTTCTCAATGTAATCATGTATTGATTTAGATGTGTGGTCATTAGATGACTCTAGTATAACTATATCTTTATTAAACATTATAAATTCCTTAGTAAAACTGTAAGATCTACAGGTTTAAAGTCATGATGATCTACACAGACGTTAACATATCTCGGATCATCCTTAATAACATTACCATGCAAGTGACCATGTATGTTATGTTCCTTACCCCTAAATTCCTGTGGATGTATAGGGCAATGAGAGAACCATGACCTCTTACGGGACCACAGGGAATGTATCTTGTCGTAAGTATCTACAAGATCTTGAAAGGGTACTTGCCTATCAGTCTCATGGTTCCCTAAGATCAATGTCTTCTGTAAACACTTGACCTCCTTAATCCTTTCATTCCAATAAGGGGTGAATGCTATATCACCCAGTAATATTAAATGATCCCTCTTGTTAACTGAGGACTTTAAGTTATCTAGGAGTATTTCATTATGTTCCTCCACTGTCTTAAAGCCCTCACGGAACTTAAGGATATTGCTGTGACCTAAGTGTAAGTCACTTGTTGCTATTAGCCTAGCCATTCTCTTATCCATCTACATGCAGAACTAAAGGAAACTCCAAAGACCTCAGCTAACTCAACACCAGTAGGTTTATGTTCCTCCCAGTACCTCATGGCTTTATCTTTCCTTTCCTTATATCTCTGCTCATTAGTCTCTCTCAAGTGTTGTTCTCTTGTAATACATTGCAGATGATCTACATTACAACATGCTCTGTTCTTACATAGATGATCTATCTCATATCCATCTGGTATATCATTACCAGCTTCGAGCCACTTGAACCTATGGTACATTATAAGTTTACCCTTGACGTTCTTCCTGAAGTAACCATCAGGGTTTAACTTATGGGAGGTAGGGACAATACATCCCTCCTCAGTTGTAGCAAGAACCAAAGCTATCAATGCGTTTCAGCCCAGTTGTCTCCAACCATTGCTTCACCTTCAATCTTACATCTAAACTTAAGTTCCTCACCAGCTTTAATCATAGAGCTTTCACAGATCTGACAGAATCTCTCGACATCCTTTTCAAGTACTTCAAACTGCCCCTCATCCTCCTTTAGTTTCCTAAAGCTTGGACTATATCACCACCCTCTTATTACCGAGGGGCTGGACGCTAATCTGGTTATTAAGTATTACCTACCCCAGTAGTCTCTGCACCTTCCCTATCCTTAGGGCTTGGCTCAGGGTTGCCATATCCTATAAGGTTCCCCTGAATTCATCCAGTTATTCCTACACCATTACTGATGTTCGCCACAATATTTATGGATATTACCGACTGCCTTATAATCAAGACCTTCGAGATCTGCCTGTTCACATACAAATACTAACCACTGCTTCATAACTATAGCCCCTGCGGACTGCAACAGGAAGTTAAGTGCTGCATGTTCACTCCTAATCCTAATCTTACTACCATCAATAGACTTAACCCAACCACGTTGAGCAGCCATACCAACAGCATCCTTAAGTTTCTTAAGGGCCGGAAGACTATTAAGGAACTCAGCCTTTAACTTCTTACCTGCTTTAGATGAACCACCTACTATAGAACCAATCTTAGCATCACCAGCACCATACAGGAAAGCATAGATGAATGTCTTTGCATCATTCCTTGTTGGTAAACCAGCAGCCTTTTGGTTATACGTATGTATATCACCGTTCAATATCAGGTCAGTATAGATAGCATCATTCATATAGTGGGCTAGCATCCTAAGCTCTAACCCTGAAGCATCACAACCTACCTGCTTATATCCACTAGGTACAGTGAACAACTGTCTACAGTCAGCACCATAGCCACCCTCAAACCCAAAGATTAACTTACCTTCTTTGGTACTCTTGGACGCTGGGACCTGAGCTACATTAGGTCCACTGTGTGTACATCGTCTCGTTCCAGCACCTAAGGTGTTAACGTAGCCGTGTATCCTACCAGTATCCTGATTGTAGTTCTCAATCCATGACGATACCATAGACTTCTTCTTAGAGATCATGAAGTAGTCAGCCAGTAATGCAGCCTCCTTAAACTTCCTATCAATCCCTTTCAAGACTTTCTCGTTGACAATTACAGAACCTTTCTCAGTCCTCTCCTTAGGCTTCCAACCCCTGAAGATTAACTGTTCTGATATCTGTTGTCTTGAACCTAAGTTAAACTCAGGCCAATCAATCCTAGTGAAACTACCACTGGTATACTCAACACCATACCTCCCCTCAACTGAATCAGGGACAGGTACTTTGTCTTGGTATCTATCAATGTACTTAAGACCTACGGAGGATAAAGTACCATCCTTCTTAGACCTTGGTTGTATTAATCTACCTTGCTTAGCCAAGGGCTTAAAGGTATCTTGAACAACTGATTCAAGGTCCATCATCTTCTCTAAGAGTTCAGCTTCAAGTTCATAGGCTTTATCTATATTAAAGTACCACCCATTCTGCATCTGCTGTTGTATCCTAGCACCGAACTGATGTTCTAGTTCTATACACTTAGGACTAAAACCCTGTAGTTCCTTAAGCAAGTATCTGAAGACCTGTGTAGTAACCAACACATCTTGCTCACAGTAATCTAACATCTCCTCACTGAACTCCTCCCACCCTGCTGATTCCCCAAAGTCTCCTTTAAGTAAACCTGCATAGTAACCTAAGTTCATTAAGGTATGTGGCCCTACTGCTTTATCTTTCCCACTGTGCTCATCCCATACCTTTGTAGGACACCTAGGGTGCATAGGTCTATTGGGATTTGCAAGTCTTGAGAGCAACAGGGTATCTAGTATCTCCCCCTTGTACTCAAAGTTAAACAACTTCTTTAAGGCAGGTAAGTCATAACCTAGTATGTTCTGTCCAATCAATGTAGTAGCTGAACCTAGTTCAACCAATGCTTCATTAACTTGATCAGGTCTAAATCTTTTAACTATACCTTGATCTATATCCTCAGTCACTATACAATGTACCTTAGTAACTGTATCTAATAAACCATTAGCCTCAATATCAAAGCTTAATCTTTTTATATTTCCTCCCTTATACTAATCTTTCTGCTATCTCAACACCACTACATGACCGGTAGTGGGTAGTCCACATATTAATCATAGTAGGGGTTTCAGAAGCCCTACTAGCTCTTAGGGACAACCCCTCGTGCATGGTATTAACTTCAAATGATACCTCCCTACAACCATCCCTAAACATATGAGAATCAAAGACTACTCTTAAGACCTCACCATCTATAACCCTAACCCTATCCATCTTACACTAACCTCTCAACTAACCTACCATACATCACACCATTATTAGGTCTCTGTCTGATTAAACCACTAGTTAATACACGAGTTAAACCTCTTTCTGATGTATTCAGTATATTAAAGCCAAAATCACCAGTCACAACAGTAACCCCTGAGAAATCTACGTCTCTCTCATGACCGATCTCCCTCCCCTCAAATACCCTCACTATCTCACCATTTCTAATTATCATATCACACCAACCTCTCAACTTTTACACCAGACCAGACCCCTATCTTAAAGTACTCGTCAAAAATAGGTTCATTAACTGTTGCCTCTATTAGGAATTGCCTACCACTGAAGTCTCTACACAGCCTACCAACATGGTCATCCTTGATGGGCCTCTGGAACCTTAAGATACTATAGTACCAAGGCTTATACACCCTAACTATTTCACCTTCCTTAATCTCCATCTTACACCAACCTCTCAACAATAGAGTCCCTACCGTTATAACCCCCCCTATCCCTAAACATACAGCTATCATACGTCCAATCGCCTGTATGGTTTATAAGACTGAAGATATGGTGGTATATTCTGTTAAGTTTAGCCTCCCCTACCGCTTCTCTTCCTGTCCTAACAAGAATTACACTTACTATATCTCCATCATTAATTATCATTATACCAACCTCTCAACCTTAATATCTGTAGATATACCTTGCTTTAGGACCCTATAGTCCCCAGTAACCCGTGTCCCTGTTGCTCCTGTTAACTCAAACATACCATTAAAGACATAAGCCACCCTCCCTACTTCTTCATTCTTGGTAGGCTCCCGGAGATTTAGGATTCTATAGTACCAAGGACTATACACCCTAACTATATCACCATTGTTAACTATCATTATACCAACCTCTCAACAACGGAGTACCTTCTGTTGTGTAGTCCTCTATCTGTGTGGTAGAATTGGCTGGGGCTATAATCACCTACGGCCTCTGTAAGACTAAAGAAATAAGGGTTATACCCACTACAAACGGCAGTACCTATTACTCCCTCTCTATTTCCCTGGACAAAAGTTACATATACTATATCACCATTGTTAACTATCATAAGGTGGTCCCTTTACTTTACCATTATTAAATTTAGAACTCATCTATTTCATCAGCTCCACTCAAAAACATTTTAACATCATCTGTATCACCAATCTCTACCATCCTCCCAGTATCAGGATCAAACCACAGGTGTGTTGCAATACCTGTCTGCCCTGTGTACCTAGACTTCAAGACCCTTAGTCTCGTAAGGTTTGCCTCTTTCTCATTCTCCGCTTGCTGGTCTCGTTCGAGTGCAATAACACAATCACTCAGTTGGGCAATAGCCTGTGAACCACGTAGCTGTGACAACGTTACTTCGGCACCATTCTCATGGCCCTTATCCCCTGAGGCTCTCCTAAGATGACTCACTAAGAACATAGATACGTCAGTCTCCTGTACAATCTGTCTCAGCTTAGTCATGATAGCATCAATGTTCTTCCTCTCATCTCCCCCATCTTCCTGTGAACTTACCACTATTGATAGGTGATCTAGGACAACTGTCTTACAACCAAGCCCTTTGATTAAGTATCTAATCTGAGCTATGAGATTATCACTGGAGGTAGACCCGAAGTGATCATAGGCTATAAGTCTACCAGTCCCTGCCGTAGCTTGGAAGGCTTCCTTATAAGTCTTAGGGTCCACTAAGTCCCTGTACTTCTTACGGTGCAGTTGACTGTTACAGTGGATACCCATGATACCTTGGGTTGTCCTTACAGTTGTCTCCTCTAAAGCCAATATCCCTATTTTATCTTCAGTAGTTGTAAGCAGGTGATACTCCAACTCCCTCACTATAGATGACTTACCCATACCAGAACCTGAGGTTATTGTTACTAACTCTGAGGACCTGATGCCATCTAACATATCATTCAATCCCTTCCAAGGATAAGGGACTGAGGGTTTCTCATCTTCCTTAAGTACTTGCTCAAAGATATCTGCTAGGTTTACAATCCCATCGGGCTGATGCCTCTCAGCATTCCAGAACATACTAACAAAGTCTTTGATCTTACCCTGAGTTAAGAAGGCATTAGCATCTTTGTACTGAGCTAATGGTACAATCTTAGCCTTACCGGGTGTAACCTTATTAGCTACTAACTTAGCAGCCTTCTTACCTTCTGTGTCATTATCAAAACAAATGATAACATTCTCAAAGGAATCAATGTAGTCTATGTTATGTTCGAAATCCTTTAAGGCTGAGCCTGTTCCGTTATTCACAGAGACTACAGGATATCTATCATTCAGCATCAGTCTAGCTGACAAACAATCTAAATGACCTTCGGTTATTATCAACCACTTACCACCAGAACCATACAGGTGTTGTCCGAATAACGCTGAATCTTTTGTATGACCTATAGCCGTTATGGATTTCTTACCCTTGCTGTCCCTTTGGCCCCTACATACTTGACCACCAGTAGCAACCCCTTCTTTATTTCTAAAGACTGAGAGCATGTCACCTTGAGCATTGAACCTAATACCATACCGTCTAAGTAACTCAGGTGGTAATTGTCTATGCTTTGATTGTGCAAACTCCCACTCGGAAGGGATCTTAAAACTATCTACCTGTTCAGGCATTGTGTTAGTACCGTCGGAAACTTGCGGATGCTTTGTAGCTACTCCTGTTTCTTGTTCGTACTTAGCTTTACTCCTGAACTTGGCACCACACTTATGGCAGTGCAGACCATTGTGGTATTCTGCAACTGCATTAGTGCTCCCACACTCAGGGCATGGAAACCCTGAGCCTAAGAAATTACTAATTACTTCATCTCCCTATCACCTAAGACTTCTTTAGCTCCAAGGATTACCTCTTGGGAGTTCATGTATCTCTCCTCAAGATCCTTGTAGCTCTCTTGTAATACCTTCCACTGAGCATAGAGCACAGCGTACTGATACTCCAGCTCATCATAAGTTGGTTTAGAACTCAACGTCTTCGGTCTCCAAGTCCTCTGAGTAATCCTCGAAATCAATCTGGGATGATTCTTCTATGACTTGGATGGCGTTCAAGTAATTAGTGATACCACTGTTACCTAACATAGTATACGGTTTAGTTGTTGTAAATACAGCAACTTTAGAACCACGCGGTATCTCCTTGATGTTACCCTCAGGATCTACATACGGATTCTTATAACGGTCTACAACCTCTTTCTTACCAAGCTTAAACTTAGAACTAAACTTGGCTTTGACTTGAGATTGCCCATTCCATTCCCCAACCTGTAACCCTAGCTCCGCTTTCTCAGCGTCAGCATGTTGACCATCATCCAATGTAATAACTAGTTGATATTTATCACCAGTCTTTGCACCAAATGTAGGAAGGGTTACGATGTTTGAGAATAAGACAGTACCGATTTGTTTTTTCATATTAAAGATTGTTCTCCTGTATAAAGTTAGTAGTAAAAATGTTATCAATGTGAGCTAAGTGTTTGTTTAAACCCTTAAAGTATGGGCTATCCTCAAGACCCTTAAGCTCTGAGGGACTGAGGTTGTTTATTAAATTAAAACATGCTGACCGTTCAGAAGAGAGCAGGAGTCTATGGTTAAGCCCCAAGTCCCTAAGGTTCTGGTCAGCCCAGAGTAAACCTACCACCTGCTTATGTGATAGGTTAGTTAAGTTGTAGTTTATATTACCTCCTTATCTTAGATGGTTAAGCTAGCTACAAAAGCTTGTACACTTTGTAAATCACGTTCACGGATGTGATAGCTACGTGTCCCTACTTGGATCGCTGTCTGTCGGTTTGCTTGTTCATCCAATGCTTGTTCCTGTTGGGCCTGTCCCTGACTAATCTTAGCAACCCTAGTCGGTCGGATGCGTCGGTTACTACCTTGCAATGATAGGGTATCATCACTATTGATTGCCCTTATAGTCTTATGACCACCTACAGTAAAACCATGGCCACCATTACGGGTAACTATTCTAACAAGATCACCAACTACAAGGTTAGTACCTCGGCTATCAGTTACAGTAGGGGCCTGAGGTTCTTCGGTTGCTTGAGGGGCTTCGGGTGTAGGCTCAACAGAAGCAAGACGTGTCCCCTCTTGGAAGTTACTAGCATTCCATCGACGTAAGCCACGACCTTGTACATTAATACCAATGAATGCAAGGTTAGATTCCTCACCAAATCTTATATCAGCTACGGTATATATTTGACCGTTGTTTAATTGAGAGCTTTCACCTTGGAATCTAACACAACCACCAATATTAACTAAAGACCCATCACTTAAAGCTACACAACGTAGTGGTGAAGTAGATGGTAATGTACGGTCATTGTTAGCTGGAGGTAGTTGGGGTTGAGGTACCTCAGGGGCTACAGGTGGTGTAGGTGTTCTCATTGCTGAACCTTCGGTCCCTTGCAGCGAGGCTACTACATTGTCATTAACATCAAACTGATTACGAACAGTGTATCGTTGAGTTGATCCAGTATCCTTACGTAATGTAATCACAGAAGAACCACTATTAGTTCTTACAGCATTGATGACTTGGTAGTGCTGGCCTCGTGTTAAGGTAGACCCTGTGAAGTTCCGATTGACTGTTACAGAACGTCCCTGAAGAATAGAGATGTTGTTGCCGATTAGATCTGTAGTTAATGTTTGCATATTATTAGTTTCCTGTGTTGGATTTAAAGGTTGTAGTGACCAAGGTGTTACTATTGTTTCATCATGGATGTCCTTGAAGGCTGTTCCATATCTTACTAATGTTGTTGCTTCAAGACCCGGAGCAGTGTTGACTTCTAGGATAGAGTAATTACCGTTATTATCTACCATAACATCTACTGCACCGAAGTCTAAGCCTAAAGCCCTTACGGCCCTCACAGAAGCCCGAAGCATTTGTGTATCCCGCTGTGCTCTTTCTAATGCAGCACCACTGCGGAAGAATGTAGTACCTGCTGCATGGTTCATGATGGTACGGTCCCGTTCCTCAGCAGGTATATCACTGTTGAATCCCTTCCGAACACCATCGATTACTTCATTACCTACTACATGAAATCTAAATTCATGACGCTTAATAAATTCCTTAGTGTATAGGGGTGCAGGGACTGGAGGGTTATCTCCATCAGCCATTACTATATCTTCACCTGAATGACCACGTAACTGGGTACGACAGTAGACCCTATGACCTTGGGCTACCCACTGTCTCGCAGTCTCAATGTTATTGGTGAAGTCAGGTACTGGTATCCCTTGGTCAGCCATGGCTCCTAAGGCTACGAGTTTATTAGTAGCTCCTGAAGTGTTATGGTTTAAAGCTATACCACCATGTACAGTACCTTCGAAGGCTCCGATACTCCCACATCCCCAGTTAATAGTTAAATCGGCTGGGGAATGTAGTCCCCTATTAACATTATCCAACCTGCCATACCAAGAACGAGTACCCCCATCATCCCTTAAGTAACCTGCGAGATTCCTAGCACTATCGGATATTCTAGGTGCTACTATTTTAATTGTCATTGGTTGTTCCTTCTACAAAATTTTCAATGGTATATCTTCTAACAAGATCATTAACTAAGATACCTATAAATACCTTACCTGTATCAACGCCTACCCTTACATCAGCAACCTTGTACCTAGTGCTAGACTGTAGGTGCTTAGACCCTTGGCCTACATACAAGACACCTCCAGTTGGGTTGGTTGATGTGCCATCCTGAAGCCTTACAATCCTCTTAGGACTATCGGGTTTCTCTTCAACCATCATTATGATTCTCCCTATACCACTCTCTATAATTAGAAAACAAAGGTAAAGATCTATTAGGTATATCACCATTGACATTCCTGCCAATTGGTACACTATATACTGATACAAAATCCTGTGCATTCCTGATACCATCTAAGATATCATCCTCAATCCCTTCATACCTTAGGATCTCAGAGTAATGTCCAAGTACCTGTTCAAATATAGTACTAATACCTAATTCAATTTTAGTTTCAAGTATGTTAGTTGGTGAACGTCCGTCACCCATTGCATACTCCTTAATCTTTAATAGGATATTAATCCATCTGATTAAGTCAGTAGAATTTGCAGTACCATGGTGCATCCTAAACTCTAGGGAACCATAGCGGGGGATAGATGATAAGTTAATACCAGCATACTTCAAGGCATCAGGGTGGAACAAGGAACGTACCCTATCTCGTGATAGATTATCTTGACGGTGATAACTAACAAAAGATCTAAGCTTCTGTAAACATTCAGTTGCATCTGACATAGGTAAACAGAAGTGGTTCTTTGATCGGTGTGGTTCAACATAGTTATATAAAACATTCTCTAACATAATAGATAGTGTCAAGAAATTAATTAATTGTGTTGGAGTCATGTCCCTAATATCGATATGGGCATGTACTGATGTCATCTCAGGGAACTTATTGTTACCCGCTAACTGTGCAACAGATCTCTCAGCTTGTTCAAGTGCTGCTACTAAGTTACTACCACCTTGAGGTTGTAATAGGACAATCTCAAACCCTTGGATAGATCCCTCACTCACAGTTGTCCAGTAATTCCCATTGAAAGCTGAACGATTTGAAGATGTAGCAATCTCTATCTCAACACCAACCTTTGTATTTGTTTGCATCAAACCCAGTTCTGGTACAGGTCTATTATCTACTCGATTGCCTGTAATTTGTCCCATGTTCATGTTATAATACCTCGTCAAGTTGTTCTTGTAAATGTATCTTAGCTGGTACTAATGTTGGAGTCCCTTCCCCGTCAATGTACCCTACTAATTCAGTCTTATAGTACATAACTATACCCTTAGTCTCGTGGATACACAAAGCAAACTTATCACTGAATGCTATTGAATAAGAACTACCACTGTTTATGGTAGCTAAGGCCTCTTGGAACCTAGGGTAACTGTCATTAAAGAAACAGTAGGCTGCTATTGCTTGGTTGTTTCCATTAGTTCTAAGCTGACACCGTGGATTCCCCACTAGCTTAACCTGTAGTTGGTTCATGACTAATGATCGTTTATATTGACGTAAGGCACGGGTTGAATAGAACACAGCAAATGTTTTACCTTCCCACCTTAAGTTAGCAAAGCCACAATCAGGTCTATCTAACAGTAAGTCAGGATGATTAATCCCCACCACCCTACTTTCAGGGCCACTATGATCCCTTGTTAGCTTATGTAAGACTAGCTCAGGGTTTGAGTGAGAACCCTCAACCCCTCGGACTACGTAAGGAGTTACAGTGCCATCGGACATTACGTAGCCCACAATAGTATCTGAATGTCTCATAGATATGTCACTAAGACCACGATATCTTGAGTTAGTATTAATTGGCATACGTAAAGGTCTCCGGGGTTTGGATATTAAACTGTTGTATAAGGGATTTGGCCCCTTTAATATCTGAGCTATTAATAATTCTCTGAACTTCCTTAGTATCTGGAACACTGAAACCACCTAGTACTTTCTTCACAGCTAGTTCAGTTTGTTCATAAGCCCAAGCCATATAGTGTTGATTCTTAAGCCAGAAGTTACTTAGGACACGGTACTCAACACCATATGTCTTAGCTCTATAACTACCAGCCATCCCATACATAGACCTACGTTGCTTATCGGAATCCATAAGGACAGAAGGGACACCAAGGAGCAAGTCCATTACCTGTACTACTTGTTGGCAGTAATGCTGATGCTCTTGGTCCTTGGTATCCCCTGATTCTGTCCAGCCTACATGGATATGACCCGCTGCTGTCCTAAAGGGTAGCTGGCCGTTAGGTTTAGGGTTCTGCTCACCTGACATGTAAGCATTAAAGTCTGGACTACAACCTAAGTCCGTTGCTGCCTCTGGTTGTTCATCTATGTAAGCCTTACCGAACTGTGCTGTACTACAGATCTTAAGGTCATGGCCGGATGGTAAAGCCTTTAACAACTCACCCATAACTACTTGGGTGTTTGATATAAACTCAGCCTTTGATTGAGCAGGTTCGATATTAAATTCAAGGGCCATACCATCCACTTGGATACCACCACACTTCACAGGACTTGGACTGTCTTTAGTCCCAGGAACCATGTTATGTGCTGATACAAGTTTACCGCCTTTATCAGTTACGAAAACCTCAGGGTCACAACCAACTGTGAGGTCTAATTCAATTCCATCTACAACAATTTTACTCATAATAATTACCTACATTTCAGGGTTCTTTTGAAAGAAATGACATGTATCACACAGCCATTCCTCTTGATTAATATCCATACCAAACATAAGCCTGTCGTCTTTATCAAAGTCCTGTCCACAATCTAAACAGGAGACAACAGGGTTATCAGTGCTTCTTTTGCTTTGCTAAGTTGGCTACCTCTTTCTCAGCAATCCCGAAGTCCATAACACGCTTAACTTCTACATCGGATGCTAAGAGTTCCCACTCCTTAGGGATGTTATCACTATCAAACATAGTCAACGTTACATCCTCCACTTGCTTAAGGGTATCAGAGCGTAGTAAGAGGGTCATTGATTCCTTAGCTTCCTTAGCTGATAGGGTTAACTGACCGGTGATTTCAACATCAGCAGTAGCACCAGTTATGAATGCTGAACCAACTGAGTTACTCTCCTTCTTAAGTAGCAAGTAGTCACTACGTTTAGCAGCATGGATAATTATCTTACTAAAAGGATACTCAACCATCCTACCTATGATCTTACCTGTCACTATCTCTGCATTAGTTGAGCCTGTGTAGGTCTCAAAGCTTAAGGAAAAGAAAGGGATACGGCGGTCAAGCTGAGTCACATTCAGATCACATAAGCTTATGTAAGCCCTAGTTGCTGAGTATGTCTTACCTAAACGTTCCAGAATACATTCGCTAGTAGCCCCGAGACCTTCTTCAAGCTTATCAGACAGAAGATACTTATCACCAACAGAGTTATCCACGGCCCCAACCAACTGTACATTCCTGCCACTAACAATCCTAGTAACATTGCTCGTACTATTGCCAGCGGCGCTTCCGCTTTTTTTTCCGGTCTCTTTATTACCTCCCTGATTCCAGTTGTTACTATAAGAATTATAAGTCCACGCTGTAGCTAACTCAACCTTAGTAACCTCACGTTCCTGAAGGTTAGCACTGTTAGGTTTCAAAGGGAAGGACCATATCTCACCTGTAGGTAACTCAACAATATCATCATAGTCAAAACCACCACTTGCAAATGTCATGTCACGATCAAGTAACCACTTCAACATATCTTTTTCAGAAGCCCAGTACATCTTATTGGTCTTGGTATTAAAAGCAATACTCAAAGGACGTTCACTATTCCTAACAAAGTTTAATGTTTGTTTCTCTTGGTCAGCCCATACTAAAGCAAAGGCCCCACGGAGCTTAGGGATCACAGCTTCCGCACCATCCTCAGCAAACCCAGCACATATAGCCTCACTATCTACTGTAAATGTACCTTTAGAGATAGCGTGGTGGGTTGTAAGGGACCCGTTATGCATTAGGGTTATGTGTCCATGCTTAAACGGGTGTGCGTTCTTATGTTGATCACTAGCTCCCTTAGTTGCATGGCGATTATGCCCAAGCAATGCCGTCAAGTTTGTAGTTGGTGATGTAATCATATCAAATACAGGGAGGTGACGGAAGTACGAAGCTGCTAAGGCTAACTTAGCATGATGTACTGGCATGTCATTTAAGTTCTTAGTGATACGGGCAATCCCTGTTGCATGTTTACCTCGTAACTCATCTGCCATCAACATCTGACTAAACAAAGTTACATCTCGTGCTATTATATTACCTGCTATTCCAACTAAACCACACATATGTATATCCTACTTTAAATTTAAATTATTTACCTAAGTACTTCTTCCAGTCACCATTAGGGACTAAGGGACGATCACTATAACTACATTCACCTTCAATAAAGTAAACCCAACCAGCACGACCATCCTCAAGGGTAACTACCTCACGATTATAGAAGCTAGGATAACCCTCAAGCATATCAAGACTCCGAGCTACACTAGATGTAGATACTTCATACACTTCAACAACAATATCCGTAGACTCTTGGCTCTTATAGATAGCAGGGAAACCACCAAGGCTCCGCATCCTAAACATATCTTTAATAACACCATCATGTTGTTGTAAGCTATCACCCAGACACCCATGGTTCCCAAGGCCCTTACGTAAAGAACCATATACAAAACATAAACCACCAACTAACTCATCACTACTTGCCATTACTATTACCACCCTTTAAAGATAAACCTGCGAAAGCTTTATGTGTTTTATATTCAGAAGACAACTGTAAGATAACCCCTATTAAAGCTAAGGGTTCCATGGTTGTAGTACTACGTGATACCTGTCTTGATTCAACCCTACGTTGACCCATCCCAGCACGTTGTGCTACTGCTGTAAGCATTGAGGTCTGAGGGAAGAACCTATTCATTATGTAATGAGGGAAGTTAAAGCTACCAGTTTCATAGGAGCTTAGGATCCGTTGACTATACCTACCGCTAGTTGCATAAGTATCAGGCCTATCCTCATCTCTTACTTCAAATTCCCAAGTCCCATCAATCAAAGCAAATAAATCACTCAAATCAATCCGGGTAAGTTTGAATGGGATATCATCACCTAACTCAGGTACTGACTGAAATGAAGTCCTTAATGAACCACCGCCCCTAAGCCTTGAGTTCGCATTGAGAGCCATACTACTTACCAATAAAGCAATAACAGGATGGCCTCCTAGTTTAATGGCTTCATTGAAAATACATAAACCATACCCACCATTCGATAAGTATTTAATGAACCTAAATACAGAAGCAGTACCAATTACAGCATGTCCCGGTATGTCAGTCTTAATGTCAACAGACCAACTCCGGCTTAAGTTTTCACTACCATGGTTAACCATAGTCACATACTTAGCCCAAGGGGAGCCTTCACTAGCTAAGAAATCCCATGCTTTTACAGGGGAATTATCTAACCCTTCCTTAGTCAAAGAGGCACCACCCCAAGCTTGTGATAGGTTGTACTTGTAGTTAGTTATGTTACCAGAACCATGATTTAGCACAGAACCACTACGGCCTGTAAACCCAAAGCAACAGCCATTATCTGACCAATCCCTACTACGTTCAAAACTTAATGTAACTGAAGGCATATCAAAATGCTCCTAAAAATTTATCAAATGTATCAAAGGTTTCTGGTTTGAACAATATCAGACCTTCCCTTTTACCTTTCTTAATACCGAAGTACCTCAAGCCCTCAGGGTCCGTAAGATCTAACATCATTACCTTATCCCCTTTAGTTAAGGTAGTGGTTGACCCTGAGACCTTAAAGTCCTTAGGTTCTTCAAGTGTTATTTGTTTCTTTTCAATCTTATTAATAATAAAGGACATGTTAACCTCTTTTTATTACTAGCTTACCATTATATAATAAGTGGGACCTAAAGAACTTATAGACCCCATTGTGATTAGCTAAGGTGAACGTAGGTTCTTTAGAACTAACTGATATAGCCTTGACTTCATATTCATTATCTCTAAAGAATAAACCATCACTACCAGCACTGTTAACCATAACGGAACCACCTACACTTACTACTGAACCATCACTAAGTATAAAAGGTGTCATAATTTCAACACCTTAGTACTGTACCTGCCTAACATGAAGGAACCAATACCTAAAGCAAGACCTATGATGATCTTACCAAGGATAAAAGTACCTGCTGCTATGACAGTTATAATACCTAGCCATATATACTTATCCTTTGTTATCTGCATCTTCCTCACCCTCTAGTTTTACTATACGGTCAGTGTTAGATTTAGTGTGTTTAACATTCTTAGCTAACTTACCTGATAACCAACGTGTAGATTGTATAGTTGTTAAAGTGCCTAAGACCGACAGGGTTGCTACAGGTGAGTAAAGGAAGGCCCAGAGACTAAGGTCAGCAAGGATAGCTACAGGTAAGGACCATTTTACAAATTTCTTTACCATATGTTCCTTCCTTGTCTTTAATCTATTACCTGCGGCCTTTATTGCTTCCTCTTTAGAATTATACTTAGTAGCCCTAGACATACGACTGACATGGCCAAAATTACCACTCAGATATGAGTCACTATCATACTTAAACCACCACTCATCTTTTATATTGGTTAACTCATAATCATAAATACTTACGTTAACATAGTAAACATCTTCCTCATAAAAGAATAACTTAAAATATTTATCAAAAATATCCCTAACGAACTTAAGACCCCAAGTCTTTGCGTTCACAGTGTATTCCACGACAGAGCCGAGTAAGAAGATTAAAATAGGTATGAGGATAAAAGCTATTAGCATGATAGTTAAAACAGAGGGGGTGATATGGAACAGGAAGTCACTCATAGTAGTGTTCCTTTAGTTGTTTGGGGGATCCCGTTAGAGGTCTGTAGGGACTTAAGGGCTATTGGAAATGTATTCATAATGTTTAATCCTATGTTGTTTGTTTTGAATATGTTTTAAAATTCTTTACTAAAGGACTAAAGTATCTATATATTATAGCATACTTTTAACCAAAAGTCAAGCTTTATTTTTACTATTTAATTCTATACCTGTAGATATCACTACCATTGTAACTGCTATCAAAACACAGCTAAATAAAACACCTAAGACCTCTGCTGCTTTAGCAAACCATAGGTCATTATGCTGACCATAGCTATAAGATAAGGCAGTTGCTACTGTAAGTATTAATGTAATAAACCAACCTGCTAGTGATATATAAAATAAAGTTAAAGTCTTCATGTATTATCCTCGCTTATCACATACTCAATAAAAGAATAAAAAGTAATGAAACTGGCTACACCACATGCTACAAAAGACACAACTGTAGTAACCTCTAAAGCATCTGCATACCACTGATCATAATGTACTCCATAACTATGTGCTAGGTTAGATATATTAGCAATTACCAAGAATACTAAACTTATACCACCGAATACCATAAGATATAATTTTTTCTTATTCATCACAATTTCTCCAAAGAATAACAACAACCAAAAAAACTAAAACAAATAGAGACAAGGGCTATTACCCATCCCGTAAAGGATACAGGAAATGCATACCATAAGCCCATCTGTTTAGCATATGTATTGATAAAGACACAAGCTATAGTTAATAACAAACCTATAACCCCTACCCCTATTGATATATAAAACATATATTTCTTATTCATGATTATTTCCTTAATACAAATATTACTTTATCCCAATTAACCTTAGATAATATCATTCCAAGTACAATAACTAGTTCGATAACTACACCAACCCATGAAAGAAAAGGAAACAGCATGAACACCGCCAAGTCCTCTAGTTTGAGGTCCTTCTTGTCTTTATCAAAGTAAACCACTAAACATAACAAAACAAAAGAAACTAAACTACCTAATAAATATATATTCATATCACATCCTCAGTTACATCGTCAGAGTAAAACCTATTATGGGAGGCTTCATTTTCCCACTTAATCCTTTCCTTCTTGACCTTAGATACATCATAGGTATACTTAACCTTAGCTGTCATCTCAGTCCTATCATATAGGAAGTTATACCTCATTCTGAATAATCTCATGATTTAAAGTCCTTATAGAACCCAGCAATAGTAACCACCAAAGTAACCAAACTAGTGAGGACAATTAATACTGACCACTCATGGGCATGATAATTCATCAACCAAACAGAATTAGATATCACCAAGGCAGCTATTAGATAAAACATAACATATAACTTATTCATATATACCTCCTAATACATTCTCTGTAGACCTTTTTCCTCTGCTGATTCTCAATCCAAGCGAATGCTACAGCTTCCGCAGGACTCTGGGGCACTAACTTCTCAACAGTAGCTAAGGTATGTTTAGTGCATTTAACATCAACAGCGTGGCTTACATCGGATTTAGGGGTTGCTTGACACCCTACTAAGGTAATAGCTGCTACTAAAAGTAATTTCTTCATATTAATATTCCATACTGTAGGATATGCCATACCATGTTTTAACAAACACATGACTCTTTAACTTAGATATACATTCTAGATTCTTCTTTACAGGGTCTGTGAATGTATCTTTATCAGTTGTTATGTATAAAGTAGTTTGGTGCCTTGCCTGATATCCATCAAAGTTAATAGCATCCTGTACTTCACCCCAAGTTGCAGGTTTGTGGGGGACATAGTAACTACCTACAGGGTGGTTACCTGAGTTGCCATTAAATA